AAAAAAAGGAGTATACGCATACAGAGAATGATTTTCCAGAATTAATTGTACCATCAACAACTCCTTCGACTAACGTTTCCGGAGTTCAGTCGCTCACTGTCGCCGAAGACGCCGGTGAGCGAAGGAGTTTAAATTATAAAACAGCATCTACTACCGTAATAAATATAGTTGAAACGGTTAAATTAACACCCGGATGGGCTTATTTAAGTTATAATTACGGTGACGAAAATAAACGAACATCCGGAGACGTTAGTCGAAGGAATTGTTTTAAATGTGAATACGAACCAGTCAAAATTCCACGTGAGAAGACCTTTAACGAAGAAGCAAATATAGTATTCGATAAAATGGTAGACACCTGGGAAAAATATAAAACCGAATTTATTGAAGTACATGGATTAGAATATTACGAATCATTATATAAAATGCCAAATTATCAATATTCAAATGTTGATAATGATGAGAGTGATATCGATGATTGTGAAAATGATGATTATGATGAATATGATGATTATTATTCTAGAATAACCACATCCAAAAAATTCGATTCGGTATAATAAATATTGTATTATAGAATTATAGTATAATACAATTAATGGACACAAAAGAGGAATCTAAATCTGATTTAGAATCTGATTTAGAATTAGAAGAGACAGAATTAGATAGTAAATGGATAGAAGATTTTAAAAACCACGATAAAAACTACGAATCATTCTATACCGAAGATATAAATCATATACATTTTCATTGTATTTATGTAAACCAAAACAATGATATTGAAAAAATAAAAGAAGAAAAATTATTAATGAAAACCCCCAACTACATTTCAAGAGATGAAATGATTGGAATACTTAAAAAAAACAGTATAATAAATAACAAAAGATACACAGTATTGTCAATTGTCAAATACAACATTAATCTTGAACCATCTGATATAAATTTCTTTTTAAAACCGTGTAAACGTCTAGATTCTACTTTTTTAACGAGTGTAACAAATATAGACGCAATACCCTTAGAGAAATCAATATCAATGTTTCAAGATTTAAATGATATATTTATTATTTTTTCAGAAAATATTGGAAAATCGTCAAAAATAGACACAAAATCACTAAATAACACAAGACGTGTTTATATTAACAAGAGAAATCGTCGTAAAAAAACATTAAGAAATATGATTTAAAGCTAAAAAAATAAAATATATCAGTAAATGGCAGCACTTATAAACGCTCTTGATTCTAATACTCCTATACAAACTGGTGTCCAAGAACGGTCTTGGTCTTCCGACCTATCAGAAAAGATCCTCCAATTAAGTTTTCAAATGGTTCGATGTGATTCTTCTAGCGCAATAGAATCATTATCCAGTCAATTAAGACATATATTGGAAAATTTGATTGGTGGATATAAATCAGGACACGTAATATATGATGTATACAAAGAATCAATGACAGTACTATATAAAATGATTGGATATACGCGTGATATTATTGGTGGAAAGGGAGAATACGCGCTCTCTTATATGCAAATTTTTGTATGGAATAGTTTTTCCCCCGAATTAGCCCAATATGCTCTCCTTATGTTTGTAACATCTACCTCAGGTGACCACCCATTTGGTTCGTGGAAAGACATTAAATATTTCTGTAATTATTGTAAACAGAAATATATGTCTGTGACAGACCCTCTGATACAATATGCGTTTTCACTTATAAACGCACAATTAGCAGAAGATGTTAACGCAACAACAAAATCCTTGGTAGCAAAGTGGATTCCGCGTGAAAAATCCAGAAAATTCGGATGGATTTACCAAGAATTAGCGTATTCTTATTTCAAATCATATTTACTTTCTGCAAAAACATCAGAACAACGCTATCGCTCTCAATTAAAATGTAAATCAGAATATCGCAAACTTGTATCGAATCTGAATCGAATGATTGATACGGTTCAAATTAAACAATGTGCAAATAACTGGGCTGATATTGATCATTCAAATACGACTTCTATAACCATCTCAAAACAAAAGCACGCGTTTTTAAATATTACGAAAGATAATAAACCACGAAATGAACTAGAAGACCGTATTATTTGTGCATATAATTTTAAAAATCATTTAGGACCTCGCGAATATATAAAACCCCAAACTCCTTCGACTAACGTCTCCAGAGTTCCCTCGCTTCACGTTATGGGGCGACTGGAACACGGATGTGAGCAAAGTGAAGAGAAGTGTTCCGAAGGAGTTTGGAGGAAAACGGGGGCGATAGCCGAAGTTTTCCGAGGGAACTCCGTAGACGTAGTCGAAGGAGTTCGACGGGTTCCGACTACATTCTATGATGAGTTCTATTATATGGATGAGCCAAGATATCACTGTTTAGAAGATAAAATCGCAGAAATGTTATAGGCAAATTTACAAATTTATTTTAAATGTTTAATTCAATATGAATAATCCGAATAAAAAAACGGCCATAGTAGTATTAACAAGAGGATATACGCAAATTCAGAAATACAACACATTAATCCAACGGAATAAACATATATTAAAAAATCTAGACGAAACAAATAAGTCGATAGACAACATCATATTTCACGAAGGTAATATTTTAGAAGAACATCAATTATATATATCATCATTTACACCACAATTGAATTTAAAATTTATTTGTATTGCGGATAAAGCATTCAATCCCGATAAGAAAAATATACAAACGTATAGTCCAACCAACAGTTTTGGGTTGAATTATAGACACATGTGTTCATTTTGGTTTGTCGATTTTTGGAATTATGTAGAAGAATATGATATGATTTTAAGAATAGACGAGGATTGTATAATAGATTTTAATATTTCACATATATTCAATAATTTAACTAATAGTCTTACGATATATGGTATGTGGACAATGGACCAAGAATTTGTAACACACGGATTGAACAAATTTACCTTGAATTTTTTAAAGGCAAACAATATAAAAACATCGGTTATTTTTCAACAACCGTCTGGTCCATATACAAATGTGATCGGATTAAACTTACAACTATTACGAAAAAATGAAATGCTTAAAAAATATATAGAAAAGGTAAAACAACACAATTATATTTATATTTTTAGATGGGGAGATCTTCCCTTATGGGGCGAAGCATTTTATTATTTATGTGACAAAAGTTTATGTTTAAAATCGAGTAAAATAAAATATTTTCACGGTAGTCATAATTTTTTTGTTGGTCCTAACAATAATAACCCCAATAATAACCCCAATAACAATAACAAAATGCCTATGCAATTACAAATTTAGAAAATGGTATATTATAAATAACACTACACCACTGACTGAATCCGCTACCCCAATTATAAGAAGAAAACGATATAATTTGATAAGATTTTGACATTAAATAAAAATCCAACAATGTATTCATAATGGATTCATCCGTTTGATCTGTCGATTCACCCAAATGCGTTATATTATTGGAATGAATAATTACATTTGGAAAAATCTTTTTAATAATTTGTTTGATTTGGTCATTATCACTCAAAATTAAATATGTATTCGAAGAGCGAATGCTTTTCAATAAAATAGACAACACTTTGCTCACAAGGATTTCACTTAATTTGTTATTTTTAAGAAAATACGTATCCCCACACCGAATATGAATAACGGCATATTGATTTGTTTTTAATCCCAATGTAATCATATTGTCGTCTATATACCGACACATCATTTCATTTGGCATTATTTTTGACATTATAAACCTGCGCCCCTGAGGCGTAAACTGGTCGAATATGGGAAGACTATGACAAAACAAATAATAATCACCAGCATTGATGGTATTGAATTTTTTAACCAATCCTGTCATAAAATGAACGGAATCTTTATTATATTTTTTCGGATTAATGGGAATATAATTCAAATCCTCGTATCTATAAACATCAGAATAATTAATAGGATATACAATATCATTATCATTCTCTTGTAAAAATTTACACATAGGATGATTTTTCAAGTCCATATCAAATTGTAGTCCAAGCATATTCGAAATTTGAAGCAAACAAAAACACCCCCTTAAGTAGTCACCAAAGCCTTGTGCCACACCATTTTTATAGTGAAGTTGGTAAACATTCACCAATTTTTTTAATTTATGATTACGAAACGATTTCGAAATAGTTTGGAATATGGTCGACATATATCATATACATATTCAAACTAAAATTGAAAATATATTTAATTGTATAATTGGTATTATCCATACAACAAATAAAATAAATGTCAACGATCCATATTGCAACAAGCAGATTTAATGAGCAAACCTGGAAAGAAAACAGCGATTTCAGGGCAAAATATAAGTTCGACGGCTGTATTTACGGCGCCCCCCTTCAAATAACCGCTAAAATTCCACTAAAGTCATTAGTATTTATAGTGGAAATGAATAATACCACAAACAAAATCGAAGGCATTGGACTCATTACAAATTTTATTCAAACAGAGAAACATTATCAGGTGTATCAAACAGGTAATTATAACAGATACGTATATAAAAGCAACTATAGGATAGATCGCGCCACACTAGAGACATATAATTCGAATATGGTAAAATTATTTGACCACATTCTATTCAAAGAAAAAACACATCTAAAACGGGGAAGTGGGATAATCACAATACCAGAAAAACTATTGAAACATAAACTATGCATAGGTATAGATTTTAAGAACGAACTGCGCGAGTTATTCCAACGATATTTTGGCACGCCAGCAATAGAAGACCCCCCATCACTGAAAAAAGAGAACTGAAAAAAAGGCACCCGGCGCCCCAGGCATCGCACCCAGCATTTAATATTGGATAAAAATTTATATATAAAAATAACATTATTGTTATTATATATAATACAAAAAATGTCTGGATTAAATGTCGATATGGATGTGAATAATTATACCGTATCTGATTTATTAATTATATTAGATTTAGATGAAGTCAATTCAGACGAGATTACTGAAAAAACTGATTTTTATATTAATAAATTCAAAAAAGAAAACAATCGTGAAATGGCTTCTTTTTTTCAAGATGTTCAAAATACATTATTAGAATACGCATACGGATTAGAAGATGAAAACCTGGATACTCCTGTCGAAACAACTCACTCACGGGATCAGAGTGATAAATGGTGGAAAAATCAATCGTTACCACAACAAGATCCTACTCAAACTATTAAAATTACTGATCGGAAACAAAAAATTCAGCTTTTTGATAGTCCACACGTACCAATGAAACAAGAAATGTTAGGGGTAATAAATTCTACCCCACTTCCAGTAACACAAGATGTATTGAATCCTACATTAAAAAATATCACAAATCGATTTATTAATTTAGATAGTCAATATCGTCAAAGCACTACACCGAATGAATCAGCTACGGATTATACATTGGACTTGTCGGAAACCTTAACAAATGTACTATCGCTTCGTGTATACTCTTTTCAGATACCGTATACGTGGTATACAATCGACGTACATTACGGTAATACATGTTTTTGGTTAACCTTTGTTGATTCTAGCGGCAATGTAGAAACGTCTGTTTCGGTAACAATCGAATCGGGAAATTATACGAATACTACATTTGTTTCCACATTGAATACAGCAATAACGACTTCAGGTATTACATTTACAAACCCGTTATTTATTCCAGTGACAACAAATTCTTCAAATGGGAAAATTACGTTGAATATGGTCGGTGGAATATATACCAAAAACGCCATAACCTATACAATAGACACACATACAATTATCACCTTTTTTGATTATACGCAGAAATTACAATGTACTAATGTATGCGCACAAACAGTCGCTATAAACCAAACATTAGGATGGATAATGGGTTATAGATTACCATTCATAAATGTGGACGCAAGTGGTAATATTGCCGTTGCTGTTCTTGACTTATATGGGCCCAAATATTTGATATTAGTCATTGACGATTTCAATCAAAATCATTTAAATAGTGGTTTAATCGGTATAACGGAAATATCTACCAATATAAAAATGCCATTATATTATTCGCCTGATTTACCACACGTATGTTTACCGGCGAATCCAGCCGGGATCAATTTTTTACAAGTTGCAAATAACGCAAGTGCTGGGACTTTATTAATAGATAAATCAAACGTGACCTATTCTTCTACTCCGCAAATTACGCCTACCGCGCCAAGAAATTTAACCCAGCCTCAAATTTATACAATTAATGAAATTTTTAAAAATAATGAAAGGACCACCAATTATCGATTAAAATCGCCAACGGCAACGGATACCTTTGCGATTATTCCGGTAAAACACGGTGGATTAAATACGGGTGATTCATATATTGAATTTGGTGGCTCATTACAGGACAATAGAAGGACATATTTTGGCCCAGTAAATATTGAACGCCTCCGGGTAAAATTGTTAGATGATAAGGGCAATGTGTTGAATTTAAATGGAGGAGATTGGTCCATTACGCTTATAAGTGAAAATCTATATCAGTATTAAAAAAATTTTTCATAATATTAATATCTACATATTATATGTTTGATATAACATATATATTTGATTGGATTGGTTACTTAGCACCCGGTACATTATTTTTCAGCTCAATCTTTTTTTTATATAAAAAAAATGTATTATTATCACTGTTTATCATCGGAAGTATTTTAAATTTAGCTATAAATAATATTTTAAAGGGTATTATTAAACAACCTCGACCTGATGAAGACATTCAAATATTTAATGCTTCTAAAATGTTGAATAAACGATTCGGACCTGACAAATATGGTATGCCATCGGGTCACGCACAAATGGTGTTTTTTTCAACTTCTTTTATATTTTTCGCACTGAAAAACAAATATATATCTTTGGTATATTTTATTATTTCTCTCATTTCAATGTATCAGAGAGTGAAATATAAGAATCATACTGTAGCACAGGTTATGGTCGGTGCATTTGTTGGAAGCATTAGCGGCTATTTATTTTATCTAGCTGCTATAACCAAAATAACCGGACCTTTCAAATTAAAAATGGACGATAACGCGCCTTTATAAAACTAAAAAAAACACAAAATAATTATATATTTATTTATATAATATGGATTCGAATACAATTATTGTTATTGTTATTGGTATTATTGCGGGGATAATTGCCGGATCAACTGGATTAGCTGCTGCCGGAGCTATTTTATTGGGATTAACATTTTCTGGTATAATAACCGACCATCAAACCATTTTAGGTACTACATTATACACACTATTGCCACCTACTGTTATTTTTGGTGTGTTGGATTATTATAGAAGAGGGAAAGTAAATTTTTACTATGGGAATATTTTAATAGTCACTATACTTTTTTCTACGTTTATCGGTGCTTATTTGACACGAATTATTCCTGAAAAACATTTGGTTTTTTTAACTGGATGTTTATTATTGGTATCAGGGGCGTCGTTTATTAGGAAAAGTATTTGGAGCGAGCCGTAGCCGAAGGCGCCGGTGAGCGAGGGAACTCCGTAGACGTTAGTCGAAGGAGTTATAGGTGAAAGCAAATAGACAACTCCTTCGACTACGTCTACGGAGTTCCCTCAGAAAACTTCGGCTGTTAACTCCGTTTTCTTCCATAATGGAGCGAGCCGAAGCCGTAGGCGCCGGTGAGCGACTGAACTCCGTAGACGTTAGTCGAAGGAGTTGACTAGTAAACGCTCGCACCACAATCCATTGGATGTTTTAAATATGTATTATGGTCTGACGTAGATGTATGAATCAATGAATACTGATCCGCACACGATGGGTCCTCCCCATTTGTTTTGCTGCATTCACGCAACCCCCCAACAACGTCTTCAAATACTTCTATACAAGAATGATAATACTCCATTTCTATGATTGGTGGTATATGCGGAACCATATCTTTATCGTGTGTAAATCGCCATACATTTGATATAATGGTATTCACAAACTTGGCGTATACAATATCTCCGGTGCGAGGTTGGCCAAAGTTATATATTGTAACGGGATAATGTTCGCGTTCCAATTCCATTCCAATTAATTGAGCCACTGCAGCGCCAAGAGAATGACCCGTAACAATAATGCTTGTAAATTTATATTTTTTCTCAATCTCTTGAACAGCAATTATCGCTTGGTTTTTCAAATTAAGTGTGGTTTTATAAAACCCACTGTGTACTTTACAGTCGCATTCTGGATAGGTATCATACGGGATTTTTTTCACTTCAAAATCGTCTAACCAATTCATTATAGATGATGAACCGCGAAATACAATGTAGGCAGTTTTTGTGGATGGCAATACTCCAGCATACCCTTGGAGGTCATATTTGGGGTCATATAATATATGGCTGACTTGAAACCCTTCACTGGGTCCAGATAAAACCATTGACTTATAATTTTCTTTATCACAATATGCCGCTCCACTTAACCAAACCGATATATTTGCTTGATTCGTGTCAAATGTATATGACGTAACGGCTTGAAAAATATGAAGTGTGTTTAAAAATAACGCAACAAACGAGAACTTCATTATTATTATTATATTATTATATGGTAATATAATAATATATATTTAATATATAATAATATAGTTATGGGCGCAGGAATTTTACCCGCGTGTATTTATAAGGGTAAATTATATTTTCTATTTGGAAAGGAGCACGAATATTGTGACACGCCTGGATGGAGTGATTTTGGAGGTGGAACAGATGGATCAGAGACTTTTATACAAACGGCTATTCGAGAAGGTGGTGAAGAATTGACTGGATTTTTAGGAAGTGATGCGGATTTGGCTAAAATGTTAAAAAAGAACGGTACATACAATATAGATTATAAAAGCGATGGACACGGAGCTTACCGCATGCATATTTTTCCATATGAATATGATGACGCGTTAGTATATTATTATAACAACAATCAACGTTTTTTACAGAAAAAATTAGACCCTGCTATTATTAAAAAAACAAAGATTTTCGAAAAGGCTGAAATAAAATGGGTTTGTGTAGATGACTTGAAAAAGCGACACAAGGGATTTCGCAGTTATTTTCAAGATATTGTAGATATTATGATGAGAGAAAAGGCAGATATACATCGATTTATTCAATCAAACTCCTTCGACAGTCGTCTCCGGAGTTCCCTTGCTCCCCTTCCAAAATCGAAAAAAATGGGACATAATAAAACACTCAAAAATCGCAAATAAAAAAGGATGTGTATTATCCATTTTTATTTTGTTTTTATTTTTTTTGTTTTTTATTTTCGATTTTTTTATTAGTCTACAGTTAGATCATCGTCTAAAGGTATAACTGGAGTAGAAGTTTCATCTTCAACAACCGCTTTTTCTTTTTCTTCCTTTTCTTTTCCTTTTTTATCTTGTTCTATAATCTTATCAATTAAACTGTCAAATTTATAATACAAATCCACAAATGATATGGTTATCACAAATAAAAGTGAGTAAATCAATATATAAAACGCATTATTTTTAATCCCATTTAAAATAATGTACGCATTTGTAAACAATAAAACTAAGAATACTGCTACAGATTCCAGTAAATATACTAGTTTCGTAGTAGAAATCACGTGGATTGGAATAACTATATTGTCCGCCGTCATAATAAAATTCATTTTTTTCACAAATTATGTGTTTGTTTGGATACAGTAGATATATTTTTGAAAAGCATTTCAATTTTTTATATTTATATTTTTATACATTTTTTGGAGTGAGCTGTAGCCGAACTCTATAGACGTTAGTCGAAGGAGTTCGCAATAAACACCTATTATCAACTGAACAAAAATAATTTAAATATATATTATTTAATATATTCAAATGTATAAGCCTATTCATTTTTTAATACGAAATAGAAAATTCTCTACTGAATTATTTTTCATAAGGAATAAAGAATTACCTATTTGTTCAAATTGTTTACATTTTATCAAATATACAAATGACAATCCATTTGATGGTAATAGATGTAAAAAATTTGGTGAGATGGATGTGATTACTGGTGCAATTAAATATGATTTAGCTACGGTTTGTAGATTAAGTGATGATAATTGTGGAAAAAAAGGTTTACACTATACTGCTAAAAATCAAACTCCTTCAGCTAACGCTTCCGGAGTTCCCTCGCTCACCGGCGCCTACGGCTTCGGCTCGCTCCAATCTTGATATATTTATTTTATTACGAAGTAAAATAAGAAAAAGTGTAAAAAGATTCAAAATAAAAATGAAAAGGAAATAAACCTATTTCCCCATTGTAATACACATAAATTATGAATACGTTAAACTATATCGGGTCAAAACATACACTTTTCAATACTATTTTAAAAATTTGTAATGAAAATATACCAGAAAAAAAGAATCTATCATTTATGGATATGTTTGCTGGAACTGGTACTATTGGTTTCCACATTCAAGATTATTTCAAATCTGTTTGCGCAAATGATTTGGAACAATACAGTTATATTATTAATTGTGCGCTATTACAGTGTAATTATAGTCCAAAGTTACAACAAATTATCGATGATTGTAACACATTTACTATTTCAACTCCTTCGACTGTCGTCTCCGGAGTTCCATCTCTCCCCTACGGGTCGCTCCAAGAAAACGACGATTTAACCACAGAAAATCTCATATATAAAAACTATTCCCCCAATGATACGTGTGAACGAATGTTTTTCACAAATGAGAACGCAAAAAAATGTGATATTATTCGGGTTCATATAGAAAAATTATTTACATTTTCACAAGAAATAACGGTTGAAGAATATCGATTTCTATTAGCATCGCTCCTAGTTTCCACTGACAAAATAGCAAATACGACCTCGGTATATGGCGCTTATTTGAAACAATATAAGGCATCCGCGTTAAAACCGCTTATTCTTACACCCATTCATAAGAAAACGAATATTGTCGTGTCAAATAATACCGTATTTAATATGTTAGCGGAATCAATTACTGAAAAATGTGATGTTGTTTATATAGACCCGCCGTATAATCAACGGCAATACGCGGCAAATTATTCACCATTAAATTATATCGCGCAATACAATAGTGAAGTTGTATTAACTGGTAAAACGGGTCTAATCAAGGATTATAATAAGAGCAAATTCTGTAGTAAACCGCAAGTAAAGACCGTATTTATTGAGTTGATTCGAAACATTCAATGCCGTTATATCATTATGTCGTATAATAATGAAGGATTGTTAGACATTGATACTTTAAAAACGATTTTAAAGGAAAAGGGTGATGTAAAACTGTATAGAATTCAGTATAATAAGTTCAAGGCCCAACAGAATGTGGCTAAAAAGCATACAGAAGAATATGTATGGTTTGTTGACACTGGAAAAAAAAATGGTATTATAGAGGAAATTACCATTAGTGTTATTTAATATCATTCTTTATTCAATTATTTGTTTTGTTTTGTTTATTTTCGACAGGAAAGTTCATTCATAAATTGAACTGGATCGTACCAATATGTTCCAATCATCGTGTCAGGATCATTTAAAGCGAACGTTTCATTACCTTTAATGTAGTCGATTCCAAATATATTGAGGCAAGGAATAGCCGTGGCCTTATGACGTTTTCCCGTTTTTCTCATTTGAACATATGTCTGTCTTTTTTGGTCATTACAATGCTTACATAATGGTTGAAAGTCGCTTAAAACTTGTGTATCTAAATTCAATACAGACGGATTATTATACAGGCCGTTCTTATGGTCTATCTCTATATTACTATTTGAACCACACGTAACACACGGTAATATCTTAAGCGCATCACGTATATTCTTTCGGATAGGTCTAGCGGAATTACCATCTAGTAGACCGCAAATTTTTATTAAATAAATGGAGACACCTTTATCAAAATTGTTGGAGTATGGTGTAGATGATAATGATTTGCGAATTTGTTCCTCCTGTTCTTCAGTTTGATCCCAAGAAAACCGCAATTGTCCATTTTTTTTAGCAGTACATACCATATATTTTTTACCAAAATCACCGTCCAGCCGACACCACCCCCCACCATTACCTAGCTGTAAACATTTATAATCGTTTTCAAATTCGTCAACACATACCCAACGAGATATATTCGTAGTGATATTGAATAGTGCAAGTTCTTTGAATACTTCAATATTCGAGGATTTTTTTATTATTTTGGGGAGCATCACTAGAGCACTCATTTTCAAAGGTTTATAAGGAATAGGGTATATGATAAATACATATATTTCTATAATAAATGATTCAATTTTTATATTATCATACAATATAATATAAAATAAATAAATAAAATGCTTACAAATTTTAATTATTTTTTAGGGTTTATGATGATTTGTAGTTTTGTTATTCAATATATCATTATGAGTTGGATAACGACGAATGATATAGAAAATATTCAACATAGTTTAAGCAAGTTTTATATTTCCGCTATAATGGCATTCATTATGGGTATATTAGAAGTGTTTATGCATTCTTTTATGAATATGAGTATGAGCAAAATACCAGTTATGTATTATTACATTCCGTTATTCTTTTCTCTCATTTTGTTCTTGTGGTTATACAAAAAACAAGTGGGTATTGATGACACTAACTATTTAAATGAAATGGTTGAGCATCATTCTATGGCACTATTAACAAGTGAGGAAATATTGAAAAAAACCACAAATCCTCAAGTAAAAGAACTTGCTGAAAAGATAATCAAGACACAAACAGCTGAAATTCAACAGATGAAAAATATAGAGGATATGGAGAATTAGTTTTCTTCTTCTCCTTCTCCGAATCCTGATTCTATCTCCCAATTTACTTGTGGAGGCTGACTCCATTCAGTATACGCAAGAGCTTTTGTAGTAGGTCTTTCAAGCGCCAATAACTGTTCCAATGCCTTTTTTCTACGATCTAACGGAAACATATTATTGGGAAGTTTACGGCTAAGTTGTTTCCACCGCCATTCAAATTGTAATGCCGCAGGCCAATCGGGGAATCCTGCTACGTGACATACTCTGCGCCATATTTCACCCTTCAATACCTTCGCACTGGTTGCGTGTGCGCCGCCCTTTATTTCTTTATTATGTTGTCTAAGCCGTCGATTCAAATCCACTGTGGCGCCTACATATGTTGCGTTACTCGTAGATTCAAGGAGATACACAAAGAATGACATTACTTTACATGAAGAATAAAAAATCTCATCTCTTTCGATTATGGAGGAAAACGGAGTTAGTAGTCGAACTTATTCGACTAACGTCTTCGGACGTTCGCTCGCTTTTCGCTCGCTTTTCGCTACGCTTACAACCAGCGCCTTCGGCTACGATTCGCTCCAAAGGAGTTGGTTCATTTGTATCGCTAAAAAAAGAGAACTGTGAATAATGAACTATGGATAGTTTTTCTTTAAGTATGAAAACCAATAATATATATAAAACCACAATTTTTGTTTTTCAAAAGTCCTACGCCTTTTCCTTTTTGGACAAAAATAAATGTCCAAAAACGGGGTAGGCGATTTGCTTCCCCGAAAAAGGGTGTTTTTTTTGCTTATGTAGACAAAAGTGAAAATCGCAAAATAATTTGGCTGCATAATTTTTTTTTGGAAATATATATTTTTTATAAATATTAGTTTAGGGAAATATTATGTTAATAGAATATATAACATGGAGCTAACAGAATTTCCCAATATTCCCCAAAATAAATATTTATATATTTGTGAAATATGTAACATCAAAACGAATAACAAAAAAGATTATACAAATCATTTGTTGACAGCAAAACATAAAAAAAAGGAAGAATTAACAAATGTTAACATAAATCTTACACATATTTCCCAAATTTCGCAACATCACCCTTGTGTGAAATGTAACAAAATATACAAATCCAGAGTTGGATTATGGAGTCATAAAAAAAAATGTAATAATGAAACAAAAAATGAAGAAGAAGATGATGATGATATAGCAAACAATAACACTTTAATAATGGAAATTTTGAAACAAAATCAGACAATCTTAGAGAAGAATACATCAGAAAATAATAATTCATTAATAATAGAATTGTTAAAACAAAATCAAGATTTCAAAACTCTTATGATAGAACAGAATAAATACATGTTGGACCTAGCAAAAAATGCAGGAACCAATAATAATAGTAATAATACTACCAACAAATTCAACATGCAAATCTTTTTGAATGAGACATGCAAGGACGCGATGAGTATAACTGAATTCGTTAATTCTATTGTGTTAACATTTAAAGATTTGGAAGATTTAGGACGAATCGGGTATACGCAAGGAATAACGAACATATTCACTAGAGGATTGCAAGAGACAGCAATTTCAAAACGCCCAATTCATTGTTGTGATTTAAAAAGACTGATAATGTATATAAAAGATACAAATGGTTGGGAAAAAGAAAATAGTACCCAAGAAAAGGTAATCCTAATAATAAAGAAAATAGCTGCTAAAAATTTAAAACAAGCAAATGAATGGATGAAAATAAATCATTCGATGATACACGGACCAGATTCGTCTGAGCAACGTCAATATTTGAAAATGATAAATCAATTGTTCGGAGGTACATCTGATGAAAATCTGAAAAGCTACAACAAAATAATCAGGAATATTGCACCGGAATGCTATATTGATAAATATCCGGCTTTGAAATAATATATTCAAAACGGAACTATAAATAAATCATCTCTAATAAAATATGCATCTCCATTTTTTGTCCATTTAACGACCATAGTAATAATCTCAACACCTGCTTCAATGCCTTCTTTAACAGCTTGCCTGTATTCAGGGTCTACAATAGAAGGTTGAAATCGGTCAACATCAGTTCGTTGTATAACATAACACATTATACAACGAGTTTTAGACTCACGTTTAATTAACGTGAGTTCTTTTATATGCTTCAGAGCACGAGGACTAACAGTATCTGTTGCTTTTTTTCTATAACCATCAGGAAAATATGCTATCTTAGAATTTATGTCTATGTCATCATAACATTTATTCTTTCTATCTTTTGCCGTAATATCTTCGTAATCGGCAAGCGGAACATTTTTTACTTCCATAATGAAAGGAATGCCGTTATTGTCTATACCAGTAAAATCAAATCGCGAATCAACCTTTCCTTCTACATAAATTGCGGTTTCTCTTCTATATTTTTTTATATTTTGAAGCTTACTTAATAAATTATGTCGTAATGCGGATTCGGCCAACTGTTCCGCAAGCTTTGGGTGTATGCCAACAATTGTTTCAGTATTTCTTTCTCTTAGAATAGACAAATACACCCTATATTCACACCGTAATTTATCACTTTTTGATTTCGATATAGGACTCGGAGACATTAGTATTGTGGAACCAGTGTCAGATAATCCACAACAACCAAGAGATGCTGTATGACCAAGCACCGTATTATCTATTGAATCAAATGGAATAATATCAGCAACATAAGGGGATTTTATAAATTTTGAAGGTCTTTTTATGATTGTTCCTTCAACCAAATTATCAATTTTTAAAATTAATGACATCATTTTTCATATAATTTTAGTATTTTATTTATTTGTAATTCAATTTTATTTATAAAGAACACTTCTGTTCACTTCGCTCACATCCGTGTTCCAGTCGATCACCTCCGCTGACGCTATGGCTCGCTCCATAATAGAATTAGATCATATTTCTCTCATAATATGATCTAATACACATTGTTCTATTGTGTTATATAGTTCAACACAAAATCTACATCTTGTAATGATTCATCGTCCCTGAAATCACCTGCTCGAAGTCTCCATTCAGCCGAATCCCTCAAATTCATTCGATCGGCAGGATTACTTGAAAATTGATATGTCGCATTTATGTTTGCACCTCGCGATTTTAATAAATTAACCATATCTAACTGAGAATATTCTGCCGCCCAATGTATTGGACTCCACCCAGGAAACCATTGTGTAGTTGCTGCGTTGGGATTTGCTCCGCGATCTAATAGTAATACAGCTATTTGATAATAATCATCTGGTGCTGTATCATTAATAATATTATATTGTTCACTTACCTTTTTATGAACCATATTTCTAGAAACAGCAAAATATAAAGGGGTCATGTCTACTAAAACAGTAGGACCACTGCTATTAAATTGCGGCGATGGACTATTATTAAGAACATTTACAATAGCAGGATTAGCATTTAGCATCGCTGTAACTTCTGGAACACTATGTCGACGAATAGCATCAAAAATAGGATGTTCTCTACTGGCTACTCCTATACCACCACCCCGTTTTCTATAGGTTTTCCGTCTCTTATGTGTTTTTTTTACGTGCTTATGTGACCTTTTTTGCTTCTTAAGCTTCATATATAATACTTGTATAAAATAATAATTAAAAATGTAATTACGAAACAAATTATGAAAACAAAATGAAATCAAAATTTGACTTAAAGATATTATAATATAAATTATTATAAAATGTCAAAAGGAGACTATAATTTAACAATTGCTAATAAACGGATCTGGGATTTTTATAATAATAATAAGAATATTAGTTTTGAAGCAGTAAATTTAATTTTTTTAGATTTAATTGAAAAAATAAATAATGACATGTCAAGCACAATGACAACAGCAATTAATAATGAAATCTTATCGTGTGTTAAAGATATAAAAGGGAATGTTGGAACAATCACAAATACACTTATTGTAAAATTTCACGATATTAATAAAGAATATCTAGATAGTATGAAATTAATCATTTCAGCATCATCATCTGAAAATATAGAAAAGCTAACTGGGACGTTAGAGAGAAATACTGAAGTATTTATTAGTAAAATAAATCAAGAAATTCCAAAAACACATCAAGATTTAAATAATAAAATGAAAGAAAATCTTGAATCGTTTCAACAAATTATAATTAACGATATAAAAGGACAATTAAACGCATCAACAAATAAAGAAGATGCGTATAAAGAATATATTTCTGGAATAGACGTAAAGATGCAAACAATGCAACAACCACTTTATGCGTTTATATCAGCAAACCAAGAACAAATGGTATCATCATTATCAAATTTAAAAGAATCAAGCATTGTTTCACAATCAAATCAGAATAAAGTAATTGAAGAATTAGGTGAGTTTTTGAATAAATATCGTACAAATTCAAATTATAAGGGTAAATCGTCTGAAAATAATTTGGAACTAGTCTTAAATAAAATGTATCCAACAGCAGAAGTAGTTAATTCATCGTCTAGTTTAAAATTAGCAGGTGATTTTATATTGAAGAGAGAAGGAAAACAGCAAATCTTGATAGAAAATAAAAATTATGATCTGGCAATTCAAAAGGAAGGAGTTGAAAAGTTTCTAAGAGATATTAGAGCCCAGAAATGTAATGGTATTTTTATGTCTCAGCATTCAGGTATTCAATACAAGCCGAATTTTTTCATTGAGATCGAAGATAATTGTGTATTGATTTATTTACACAATGTAGAATATTCAGAAGAGAAAATAACAACAGCAATCGACATTATTGATAAGTTATCAGACAAGTTGAATGAAATAAATCTAGATGATGCTGATGGGATTATCATAGAAAAAGATATAATGGATAAAATAAATACAGAATTTCAAGTATTTATGGCACATAAAGAAAATATGATCTTTAATCTGAAAGAAATGCAAAAGACGTTTTTGTCTCAATTTGAAGATTTGAATATGCCTAATTTATCTATCTTTTTAAATAGTAGATATGCGTCTATCCAAAATCAAAAGTGGACGTGTGATATTTGTAATGATTCTTTTACTAAGAAGGCAAGCCTAGCTAGTCATAAGAAAAAACATAAGACAGACAAGACTTTAACCCCTAAAAATATGGAAGAGATAGAATTCTGTGTTCCAGTAGAAAATATAATAATTCCATTAATTTCTGTTACTGAAGTAGTAGCACCGTTAAATGAATCAACTAAAAAGAAGCACTCTAAGAAATCTCTACCGTAAATAATCAATGCGGACTTTTCAAATTTTGAAAACAAAATGAAAACAAAATTTGAAAAAATAATATAACCTTCCAAAATTTGAAAACAAAATGAAAACAAAATTTGGATTGTTAATATATAATGCCAAAATTTGAAAACAAAATGAAAACAAAATTTGAATTCGATTAATAAAAAATAAGTAATT